CCAAACGATGCGCCAATCGTGTCGGCACTCTTCCATCTCACTCCTCCTTCGTGTCAGAGAGGCTATGCATGGGGCGATTTGCAGTGCGGTCTTTGCACCATCCGCACAACTCGTCCCTCTCGTGTAATACTATCCCGTCACATGGGTGAAAGTGGCAAATGAACGGGATATTAGCGTCAACCCAAGCAGAACGCTCTTTCTCCGCCTCATCCTTTTCGGCGTGCGACCATGATTTGAGCATCATCGTTATTCCTCCTTTGTGTGCTAGAGAGGACGGCGCGCCTTAAGGTCGGCCCATTGGTCGGTGGTCATGGCTTGGCCGGCCCCATTCTCTGCGCGCAGCGCGTCGATGTCAGTCATATCGGTTCTCCCGTGTCGGCCCACACTAATGGTTTGTCGAGCCAGTGAGCACCCAGCCCGTCGCAGTTGCATTCCATTAATTGCACCTGACGACCAAATCGCCACGATAAGAACCGGGCACGATAACGAGCATTGCGACACAATCGGTGCTCATCTGGCAGTGTGTCGATGTCAGCGGTCATGGGGCCAATGCCTCTCTACAAGCGTTCCCACCCAGAACATGACGACTCCCACAATCGTACTTGACATGACTGACCACCAATCGATGTTCATATCCACGTTTCCACTTTACACTACTGCGTACCGAGTCCCCCGGCATCCTCTTAATCAAACCACACCACTTATCAGCTGTCAATGTCTCCTTATGGAATCCCGAGCAGGTCGGCACATGTCCAACCACCCGCACCACCAAAGCGGCCTCTGTACTCTCGGATGTAGAGTGCGGCCCGGGTGTTTACTAACGGATCGGACCACATCTCCTCGTTTAGACCAGCTGGAATAAACCAGCCATCCCACCCGGGTCTGCTCTTACCGATTTGGTGGAAGCCGACACTATTGCCACTATCACCCTCAGCTAAGAGGTTTACCGTGTCTCTTCCCCCAGACGACTCACAAAATGCGATATCGGCCATATCCTTCTGCCACGTCGAGGGGACCCCTGCAGCAGCGTACACCAAAAACACTTCTCCCAGGGTCAACCGGGTCTTACCGTCCCATGCCGGTTGAGTTGGTCCTTGCCACTCCCCGACTTCTTCCATGCCCGTCGTGACGTCTAGGACTACGAGTCGGTACCCGTGCCCGATCTGGCTCTCTTGACCTCTTCCTTGCCCTTCCGTAAAGCCACTCGCTGGGATCGATGCCAAAGCGCCGAGCAGCATGGCGTAAGACAGTAAAGCTGTTGTACGGACCAAGACATAAACTCCTTTCCGCACAACCGGCAGATACGTACGCCCTTGGTAAGCACACGCTGAACCCGGTTGCCGGGTTGGACCACATTACCCGCGAGCAAAGCCGCATCGTGGTTATAGTCGACATGTGGTAGAACACACACTCCACCCGGGGCGTACTCCCCACACGACCAGCATTCGTTCACTTTAGTCCTCCTTGCATCAACCACAAAATAGCTGTATCTCGGTGAGAGAAACCGCCAACGCCACTATGTTGGTCTTCTGCTGACCAGCTAGTTCCGTGGTCGTGAACCCATCCGAGATCTTCCCCATCGATCCGTACCTTATACCACTTTGCCGGATCATAGAAGGGGTGTACGGGCTGAATGCTGATTATCTGACACCGATCAAGCACGCGTCGTTTTTGAGCGTAGACGTGCCCGGGCTTCACTGCGAATGTGCTGCCGTCATGTTCCAACCTTCGGCGTTGTTGATGCTGTCGACTTGACGTAATGGGCGTACTCGATGCGTCCATCTTTCAGAATCCGGAACCAAAAAGCGTGGACTTTAACTTCTTCGTTCCCAAACTCCCCCACCAACCGAAAATCGCGAACTTCCATTACCCTCTCCACCCCCCTAGTATCTAGTTGGGTAAGTTGTCCTGTGAAAAATTAAACGAGTGTTTTGTCAGCTTGCGTATTTCCCGCCAGTCGCCGTCCCCATCTTTGGCCGAACTCGGAAAGTCATTCCGCTCTGCCCCACATTTTTTACACACCCCTAAAACTACTTTTTCGCCGTTCGGCTCCCCAAGTTGCCAGTGATGTGCCGTCCCCCCAATGCAATCAAGCAATGAATTGGTTCTCTTTCTCGACTTCACTGGTCCAGATTACTCGGGGCCATTCACCTCGTCCCGGCCATTCCATTACGCGAAAAAACGCCTCGCAACCCATTCGATTCGTTAGATAGCGAGCCATTTTCAGCGTCTTCCGCTTGTCCACTAGCACAACTTGATCGATTTGTACATCCCGCCAACGTTCGTCCGCTTCTTCCGGCTGTTTCAGCTGGATAGTGTAGTCCATCACAAACCCCCATCAACAGCAATGGCTATCCCAAGTAGGACAAGCCACGCCGCAAGCGTGAACAGGAAAGACATCCACCACTCTTTCATGACCGTCGTCTCCCGATGTAGCCATGTCCAGAAGGGGTGCCCTTCCGGTCCCATGCCCGCCAATGAAACGGACAAAACACAGCTTTGTTAATCGGGGTGCGCCGCCCTTCTTGGGCCTTTTCCCCACACGGCTTCCCGTCCGGCATGGCCCATTGACAGACGAGCTTTACGATGGTCATGACCCGACCCCGTACATTCTTCGCTCGAATGCAGCGAATCCGGCCGGCGCCTTGGCTCCATTTGCCGACATCTTTACCATCAATTTACACTCCTCTCCGCTCCACACCATCAAAACACACCGGTTGCTGGGTGTCAAGTACTCTATTCAACCTACCCTCAGCCACATCTCGGGGCAAGGGCGATAGGAGCCGGGGCGGGATGGCGGACCACCCCATAGGGGTGGGTCCTCCACCCGGTACCCCTTACCTCCCTAGTGGTCGGTCCTCCTGTCACTTGCCCGTAGATTTGTGGCTCCGTCTTGAATAACCAGCCATTGATTCAGGGATATATTGTGTCCGGAAAACTACGGGTGTATAGTGTGACTCGCCGCCTATTGTGGGGTGACGACGGGGTAGCAATTGAACGGAAGTAGAGAGGGGGAAAGAGTGCAACTTAGTAATACGGCTCGTCTTGTCTTGGAACGAAGGTACCTACGACCGGGCGAAACGCCGGAGCAGATGTTTGAGAGGGTAGCCAACGCCATCGCAGCAGCAGAGGCACCGGAGTACCGAAGCAGCATCGCTGCCGACTTTTACCAAGTGATGACCAACTTCGAGTTCCTGCCGAACTCACCCACGTTGGCAAATGCAGGGACGCCCGACGGCCAATTATCAGCCTGTTTCGTCTTACCAGTACCGGACGATATGGGTGGAATTTTTGCCACTATCCGCAACATGGCTCTGGTACACAAATCGGGCGGAGGAACCGGATTCAGCTTTTCCGGGCTACGCCCTCGGGGATCGCCGGTCGGGCAGTATGGAGGCACGGCTTCCGGGCCAGTGTCCTTTATGCGGATTTTCGACACAGTAGCCGATACCGTGCGCCAAGGCGGGATGCGGCACGGGGCGAACATGGGCGTCTTGTCCGTCGATCACCCGGACGTTGAGGAGTTTATCACGGCTAAACTAGACGGTTCGCTGACGAACTTCAATATTAGCGTTGGTTTGACCGACGCTTTTATGTCAGCAGTTCGTTACCACGAAAACCCGGAATATACCCGTCTCTGGAAGCTGATTTGTGAGTCAGCCCATCAAAGCGGCGATCCGGGAGTCCTGTTTATGGACCGAATCAATTCAAGTAAGGCGAACCCGGTTCCGAGTCTCGGTCCTATCAGGGCCACCAACCCGTGCGGTGAGCAGCCGCTCTACGATAACGACAGTTGTAACCTAGGCTCAATCAATCTGTCCCGGTTCGTTAAGGACGAGGTTGGGTTTGATTGGCATCGTTTGGCACAAACCGTCTATCTAGCCGTGCGCTTCCTCGATGATGTGGTAAGCGTCAACTGTGTACCGTTGCCCCAAATGGGAGTAATAAACGAAGGATTACGACGTATCGGCCTTGGTGTAATGGGATGGGCCGACGCCCTATTCTGTCTTGGCATCCCGTACTCTAGCCAAAATGCCCGCGATGTTGCCAAGAAGGTGATGGGTTTCATCCAAGACCGAGCCGACGACGCTTCACGTGATTTGGCTAAAGAACGCGGGTCGTTCCTGTTTCTGAATCAGTCGATTTACAGTTCGGAGCGCGCGTTCCGCAACGCAACCCGGACAACTATCGCACCGACTGGTACCATCTCGATCATCGCCGGATGCTCTAGTGGTATCGAACCGGTGTTTGCCTTAGCCTACAAACGGCAACACAAGCTTGATCACACAGACCCCAACAAAAACGTGTCCGCTTTCGAGATCAACCCAATCGTGGCTCGTAACCTAGCCGACAAGCCGAATGTTTTGGCTCAGTTGGTCGCTGGTGTACACATCTCCAAAACCGAAGCACCAGAAAGTCTGGTCCGTGTCTTTGAGACGGCACACGACATCTCGCCTGAGGCACACTTGTTGATGCAAGCTGCCTTTCAGCAACATACCGACAACGCCGTATCGAAGACCATCAACCTCTCCCATAACGCTACCCCGGAAGATATTTCGCGCATTTATCTGCAAGCGGATGAACTCGGGTTGATGGGAGTAACTGTTTACCGCGATGGCTCTAAAGCGGAACAGGTCTTCTCTGCTGTTTCCACACCGACTCCGGTTATTCCGGTCCGTCGCAAGCAACCGAAAACGCGGGAAGCGGTGATTCACAAGTTCCGCGTCGGCAACCACCAAGGATATTTGACCGTCGGTTTGAACCCGGAAGGCGAGCCGATGGAGTTATTCTTGAAAATTAACCGGGAAGGGAACGGTCTGTCCGGTTTCGCTGACGCCGTATGTATTGCCACGTCCATTGGTTTACAATACGGAATTTCCCTCGACGTGTACGTGAAGAAGTACAAAGGTACCCGATTCGAGCCATCCGGCATGACGGGAGACCCAAACATCCCGAACTGTACTAGCGTCCTTGACTACGTATTTCGTTGGTTGGAACAGAGGTTTTTGTCACAGACGGTATCTACCGCGTCCGACGAACTAACTGAGGAATTCTGCCCGTGTGGCGGAATGCTTATCTTTGAGGAGGGGTGTTGGAAGTGCTATAGCTGTGGCGAATCCCGGTGCTAGCCGAAAGTTCAACACTAAACGCCGCCTTAGATTACGCCGCTCGTGGTTGGTCGGTCCTCCCTTTGTACACTATCCAAGGCGGACGATGTACTTGTGGTAATCGAGAATGTTCTTCTCCGGGGAAGCATCCGATGCCATCCTCGTGGAAGGAGCACTGGGAGCGTCGAGCCGGTGACGACGAGATCAGAGCGTGGTGGGGGAAGTGGCCCAACGCCAACATCGGAGTGGTTACCGGGGAAATTTCCGGCATAGTCGTGGCCGATATTGACACCAAGCGAGGCGGAAAGGCTAGTGAGCAGTGGAAGCGGGCACCGACCGACTTAATTTCCGATACGGGTGGAGGCGGGCACCACCTGTTTTATCACTACCCTACTGGGGAAGACATCGGCAACTCAGTTGGAGCAGACGGCATCGATGTCCGGGCCAACCGTGGTTTGGTGGTGCTTCCACCTTCGATGCACATCAGCGGGAAACGTTACTCGTGGCGAAGTCAAGGGACCATGGGCCAGTGGGTTCCGCCTCCGTCTTCCGTCCGTGAGCGACCAGTAGATGGTAGCAAGCCAAAGTGGCTCTCCGAGGCTTTGGGAGGAGTTGGATACGGTCAGAGGGACGACACCGCCACCAGAATAGCTGGATACTTCGCGGGCAAAGACGTGCCCCCGGATGTGACCTTACAGGTTCTATCGGCATGGAACGAAAAGAACGACCCACCGCTGCCAGTGGCCGACCTGAGCCGAATTGTGAAGTCGGTCTACGAAGGACACGTCCGCAGAGCTACCGTCCGGGGCGGTCTACAAGTCACAGCCACCGGCAGTAGAACCAACAGTCCTTTCTCGGTTACGCCACTTGATAACTTTATGCGAACGTACGCCGACCGAGAAGTACGGTGGATCATAAAGGACTGGATTCCGGAAGATACCATGCTCTTGGCAGTGGCTCCTCCGGGAACCAGAAAGACGTGGATGCTCTTTGACTTGGCCGTGTCCGTAGCCACCGGTACTCCGTTTTTGGGAATGTACCCGGTGGAAAAGATCGGACCGGTGATCATCGTTCAGCAGGAAGACCCACATAGCGATATTGCTTCCCGGTTGAGCGAGATTATTAATGCGCGACTTGGGATTGGTGATCGGACAAACGATAGCGGTAGCTTCGAGTTAGCTTTACCACCAAATATTCCAATTTTCTTACACGAAGACCGGAGCTTGCACTTCGAAGACCCAGCATCCATGGAGAGCCTATATGCGGTGGTACAGAGCGTACAACCTGCTTTGGTGATTGTGGACCCGTTGTACTCTGCCGCGTCGACAGACGACTACATGGCCAAGGCTACTACCGCTATGTTGGGTTTAAAGACAATCCGCGACCGGTGTCGGACCAGCTTTGCCATCGCCCACCACACCAAAAAACGGGTGGGCACGGATACCGATCGAGAAGGCGCGTGGGGCTCTACCTTCTTAAATGCGTGGTTGGAAACGGGCTGGCAAATTAGGGCAGTTGAGAACCAGCCAAATACCGTCAACATTCTGAGGCACTTCAAGGTAAGAGGTGGCGTACCGCCCGTCCAATTAAAGTTTGATATCGAGACAGAGACGGACCACCGATACCGGGTGGAAGTGGTAGAGGAAGACGAAGTGGGACCTTCCGGCATCCTCGACCAGCTACAGGCCGGCCCTATGTCGGTAGCTGACTTGGCGGAAGCGTTGGGAACCAGCAAAGAAGCAGTACGCGAAACTTTGCGGCGAATGCGGCTGGATGGGCTCGTGTCGAACAAAGGCCAGTTGTGGAAGTTGGAACAAGAACTTCCGTCCCTATAGCCAATAGGATATTGACAAGCTGTGCCGGCTGTGGTTTAATAGAAGGGTTCCGGGCGAAGCGCCCGCAACAGAGGAGTGCAATGGCAACAAAAACATATTCCGCAATCCCCATACACGTACCAGACACTCGCCAATGTCCCGTGTGCAAAACATGGGTTGAGTGCCGACCCGGTACCCGAGGCAAGCTCGATGAACATATTGGTCGGGAACACCCCGAGACGCAAGCCAAACAAGAAGCCACGTTCCGCGACTTGCTTGGACTACAAGAAGGAGAGATTCTAATGTCGGACAACAACGAAACTGTGGGCGGAATGACCCCCACCAAGACCAAGCGCGCCCCCAAGGCAAAGGCCGAGCCCAAGCTGAAGATCGTCAAGCCCGAAAAGGTTGCGATCAACTGCCTCTGCGGTTGTGGCACCCTCTGCAAGCCCGGTTCCTCGTTCCTGACGGGCCACGACGCCCGCCTTGATGGTCGCCTCTCAAAGTGGCGCGATAACGGCGGCCCTTTCCCCGTCGACGAAGTGCTTGCCGCCAAAATCCTGCCAACCTTCCACAAGGGGAAGTATGCCCTGCTGGCCACCGCCGAAGGTCGTGTCGAAGTCGACAAAGCCCGCGCAGCCGCGCAGGAAGCCGCCATCGCCAAGAAGGCCGAGCAGGAAATGGCTAAGGAAGCCGCCGCCAAGGCAAAAGCCGAAGCTGTCCCCGCCGCGTAAGCCGCCCCGCCGCCCCGGGGGAGGGTCCGCCCCTCCGGACCCTCCCCCACCACCGCCCTAAAAGGAGAACGTTTCAGGAGTGTAATTACGAAAACATCACCGGAACTCTTGTCTTACTCCCGGCTTTCGGAGTGGCTTAAGTGCCGTTACCGCTGGGAACTTCGGTACGAGCGGAAAATTACGCAACGCGTCAACGATCGCGCACCCCAACTCGGCTCCGCCATTCACGTCGGCTTAGCTGCCGCTCTTAACGAACACGCAAAACAGCATGAGGTTGTGGACATCGCCTATGCCGCGTCCTGTTCAGCCATCGAAGCTTGGCGGGCGGAATGGTATACCCGCGATATGTTCGATGAGGAATACGAGCAGGTTGAAGAAGTAGCTACTACTGCTACAATTATCGCTGCCCGTACCCTCGACGACTTCCATCTTCCACAATGGGAGGTTCTTCAACATCGCGGCGTGCCACTTGTGGAGAAGCAGTTAAAGGTTCGACTCCCCGGGTGGGCGGGTTTCCAAGTCTACTTCGATCTGGTGGCCCGCGACCTGAACACTGGCCATGTGTGGCTTATCGATTGGAAGACCCGGAAGCAGTTCCTTCCGGTAGAAGCCGAGGAGGTCAACCTCCAGATGGGCATCTATCAGGAGGTAGCGCGTCGGCTTGGCATTCCGGCTGTTGGCTCCATCGCCTACCAGATCCGATCCAAGGTCCCAGCAACTCCGACCCTCAATAAAAACGGGACTATGAGCCGGTCCCAGATCACCACCGACTGGCCCACTTACCGACAGGCACTTGTCGATAACGGGCTCGACCCAGAAGATTACCGGGAGGAAATGAGCGCCAAACTAACGACGCCGTTCTTTTCCCGGGCCACAGCGTATCGTACCGATGAAGAGACTCGGGCGTTATGGGAAGAGGTTGTGGTTCCTGCATCCCATGAAATGCGGTACACCCGCCGCCATTTTCTCCGGAACCTGTACGCACTCAACTGCCAGACGTGTTGGGCTCGCCCTTGGTGTCTGGAGGAAATGCGCGGTCAAGACCCGAGTTGGTTGCTCAACTCCCAGCTACAACAAGTTGCTGCAGCCGTCGATGCCGATACCCCCATTGACACCGACGAACCTATCTGATATGTTGGTAGTAACCTAGTTTAGGAGTGCACTGATGGCAATTCACACCCCATATTTGGCCGGGGCGGAAAAGCCCAAGATCAACGCCCTGATCTACGGGCGACCGGGTTGCGGCAAGACTACTTTTGCCGCGCAAGCCAATGACCATCCCGACATGGCTAATGCGTTGTTTCTCAACGTCGAGGGTGGTTTACTTTCAGTCGCCCACCGGGGCGATATTCAGGCCATCGACATCCGCGATTCCAAGACCTTGGAAGATGTCTTTTGGGATTTGGTGAATAAAGATCCGGCGTTCGCGGACATCCAGACGATTGTCATCGACTCCGGATCCGAACTCCAATCGGTTGGTCTTCAGCAAATCGTCAGTGACGCCGTGGCCGACCCGAAGAAGGTTCGCCGGGACGATCTTGACGAAATCGAGATCGGAGACTACGGCAAGTCGACGGCCCAGCTTACACGGCTTTTCCGCTGGTTCCGCGACAGCCCGTACCACGTGATCATCACGGCTCTCCCCAAGTACGTATTCCCGAAGGGGAACACCAACGAGAACAAAGAGCCCATCGACTGCATCCCCTCTTTTACCGCCAAACTGGCCGAATCGGTCATGGGCTACGTCGATTTCGTGTGGTACATGTACATCGACGCTGAGGGGAACCGTAAGATGCTTACACAGGAAAAGGGAATCTACCGGGCCAAAACGCGTGGCCCGGAGTTCGCCATGACGTTGGGACAGGTCGTCTCCGACCCCAACCTTAGTAGCATTTACGACCTGCTCCTAAAGACTCAGGGGAAAACCCCCTCCAAACCTGTCGCAATCAAGCGACCCGTCACAGCCGTGAAACCTCCGGCTACTCTGCCGGAACCGGCCCTAAGTCCTGAGTCCGAACAGGCTAGCGCTTAAGCGCCTTCGGGCAGAAAGCACAAAGAAAATGGCAGTCCCCGGTAACGTAGTCGATCCGTTCGCGCAGTCCAATCCGCAGGAAGACGTCGAGTTTCAGGTAGACCTGACCGATATCCAGTCGAATTTCCGCATCCCGAAGGGCGAGTACGAAGCGGTTTGTTTCGATGTCGAGCGGTCCATCAGCGACGCGGGCAACCCGATGATCATCTGGTCTTTTCGCCTCACCAAAGGCGAATTCGCCGGACGCGAATGGAAGAACTTCACGGCCCTGACTCCGCAAGCGATGTGGAAGGTGGCCGAGACAGTCGAGTCGCTTGGTCTTGGTGCGACCGGTTCTGTGTCCCGGTTCAAGGCCGAAGACGCCCTCGGCCGACTCTGCGTACTCGCCATGATCGATGACGAGTACAAGGGACAGAAGCGATCCGCTATCGGTTCGGTAATGCCCCACCCGGACGGAGTCGGGACCAAGATGAAGGCAGCCGGTCAGCCTTAGCGAGAAGCTGAGCACGACCCGCCTGTAAGGGGCTGGCCTACGCACTCCGGGCCAGCCCCCAATTCCACAAAGAAGGGAGGGGAAAATCCATGGCGACCGTCAGCACCGAAGATTTCCCCTCCCTTCTTCGTCGAATTGACGCCGCCGACGAGATTACCGTCGACCTTGAAACCACCGGGCTGCACCCATGGCTAGGCGATGAAATGGTGGGTACAGCCATCCAAACAGACGGGCGGGATACTTACTACGTTCCATTCCGCCACTTGCACTCTAATCTCCCGCCCGTCTGTTTGGGTCCTCTAGTAAAGACTCTGGAACGCCACCCCAACCATGTCTACTTCAACGCCCAGTTCGACATTCAGTTTCTGATGGCCGAGGGTATGAAGTTGCCGGTGCACATTAAAGACTCAATGCTTGCCGCCCATCTGGTAGACGAAAACGAACCGAGTCACGCCCTCAAGACGCTAGGTGACAAGTACATTGGCACCGGGGCCAGCGCTGAACAGAAGGCCCTCGACACCATCCTGCTAGAACACAAATTAAAAAAGAATGAGATGGGGAAGCTGGACCCCGCGTTGGTCGCACCCTACGCCGAACAGGACGTGCGTCTGACCACTCAGCTTCTCCGGTTCTACGAACCAAAGCTAGCCGCGTGGCACATCTCCCACCTATTCGACGAAGCCAACGAATACGCCCGGGCGTTGACGGACATGAGCGTTACCGGTATCGCCATTGATGTTAATCTTACTCGACAATACCTCGAAGAATGCGGTCCGCAGACGGACGCCGCCAAAGCTACGCTACGAAAGTTGGCCGATAATCCCAACCTCAACCCGGCCAGTGCTCCGCAAATGAAGAAGTTGTTGGGATTGCCGTCCACAGCCGCCCCGTTCTTAGAGCGGTTACAAATGCAGGGCAAACTGTCGGACGAACAAAAGACGCTGGTGGATGCCATCCAGCTATTTCGCAGTTGGAATCGAACAGCCGGGGCTTATTACCAGCCGTACCTTGAGTCGATGGATGAAAACGGCGTACTGCATCCGACCTTCAACCAAGCCCGAGTGGTAACCGGACGACTAAGTTGTTCCGATCCCAACCTACAGGCAATTCCTCGCCACGATGACCGGGTGGTTGGCAAGGTAAAAAACATCTTCATTGCTCGTCCCGGGTTTACTTTGGCGAATGCCGACTACGGACAGGCCGAGTTGCGGATGCTTGCACACTACACCCAAGACCAAGAGATGATCGACCTGTTTCTCTCTGGCGTTGACTTCCACGGAGCGACAGCCGAGCAATTCCATATGTCCCGGGATGTCGCCAAGCGAATTAACTTCGGGATAGCATACGGACTCGGTAAGCGGGGTCTATCCGAGCGTACCGGGTTAACCGAGCAACAAGCCGCCGCGCACCTGAAACGATACCACAACGGACACCCCGGAATTCGACGCCTGATGAACATGGCTGAGAGTACCGCCGTCAACCGGGGTTATATTCGCATGTGGACAGGTCGACCAGCCCGCTTCCCTGCCGGGGCGCGAGATGCACACAAGGCGATGTCAACCTTGATCCAAGGCGGGGTGGGTGAGGTCATGCGGGTAAAGATTACCGAACTGCACAAGGGACTACCCCGTTTTGGTGCCCGAATGACTCTGCAGGTTCACGACTCGATCATGTTTGAGATTCCAGACGAGAACCTACAAGAGACGCTGGCGTATATCCGGGCGACGATGACGGACCTTCCGTTTAGCTGCCCATTTATTGTTGATATAGAAGTAGGGAAACGGTGGGGAACCGCCGAGAAAGTAAAACAAGGAGTAGCAGCATGATTACAGCCGTGGTAGGTGGCCAATATGGGAGCGAAGGGAAGGGCGTTATCGTCCACCACATCGCAAACCGTTACGACGTTCACGTGAGGACGGGTGGCCCGAACGCCGGACACTCGTTCCAACACCTTGGGAAGGTCTGGAAGATGCAGGTGATTCCTTGCGGCTGGACCAACCCAAATGCCCACATCATCATCGGGCGGGGTGCTTTGGTGGACCCACACCAACTACAACTAGAACTGGAAGCGATCCGAAAGGTGGATCCGACGATCGACGAGCGGCTGTTCATTGACGCTGACGCCGGAGTACTCGACAGTCGCTACCACATGGCCGAGGGTGGGGTTGCCGGGGCCATCCACGCACGCATCGGCTCCACCGGGGAAGGCGTAGGAGAAGCCCGCATGGCTCGTATTGCCCGGAATCCAGAAGCTAACGGCTTCCGGTTGTGGAAAGACGCCGCGTCGGAGTTCGGATTTGAGCATTTGTCCTACCCGGACACACCCCGCATGCTTCACGAGTCGATTCGCCAAGGGGATCACGTTCTGCTCGAAGGAACACAGGGAAGCGGGTTGTCGCTCATCCACGGGCCATGGCCTTACTGCACCAGCCAAGACACCAACGCTGCAACTCTGGCAGCAGAAGCCGGGATTCCGCCGCAGCACATTACCGACGTTCTCTTGGTGGTACGCACTTATCCGATTCGCGTTGCCGGAAATTCCGGCCCACTGGAGCGGGAGTTGACGTGGGAACAAATGAGTGCTCGTATCGGCAAGCCGGTCGAAGAAAAGACCACCGTCACTCGCCTCGTGCGCCGGGTGGGCGAGTGGGACCCTGACCTTATCAAGCGGTCGTCCGTTCTGAACAGCCCGACTTCTGTTGCATTGACATTTGCCGACTACATCTCCCCACAAGATGAAGGGAAGAAAGAATGGAACCAGCTGTCCCGGCACACCATCGATTTTGCCGAGAGTGTGGGGATGGTAGCCGGGGCACCGGTTAACTTCATCGGCACGGGCGGCTCCGTGTGGAGTGTCTGCGAGCGTGGATAGGGTCTATTTCGTCCTCGGGTCAGAGTCTTTCGCGGAACCACAGGCTCCGGCCCGAGCCTATCCTTCCGATGCAGGTTGGGACCTTTTCGTGTCCCGAACCACAGAGGTGATCGGCAACAGTTTTGTCGATGTCCACACCGACATCAATATCGCCATGCCGCCCGGTTACTGGGGACTTATCACCGGGCGCTCCTCGACTGTCCGCAGACGCCAACTAAGAGTAGAGCCCGGGGTAGTGGATGAAGGCTATCGAGGCGAGTTGAAGATTGGCGTATGGAACCTCAGTGGCTGGGTTACCAAAGTGTTAGCCGGGGAGCGACTGGCCCAACTGATTTTTATCGCCAGCAACCGGTTCGAATGGCGAGAGGTAGAAAATCTCCCGCCCGGGGAGAGAGGATACAATGGATTCGGATCAACCGGTTAACGAAATCAAGCGTGACCTACTTACCAAAGCGATCGAAACGACTTGTGGTGATCGCAACGTCGATTATGGTGGTCCCCGTACAAATTTCCGTGCAGTAGCTACCCTATGGGAAGCATGGGAAGAAATCTGCCCTCCGGGGAAGTACAGCCCGGAACACGACTACTGTATCCGCATGATCTTGGTGAAACTGGCCCGCATCGCGACCGGCGTCGTCAAAGAAGACAACTACCTTGACGGCATCGGCTACTTTGCAAACGCGTGGGAGATGGCTACACCAAACCCGGTCAGTGGAGTTGTGGTATTTCACCACACCGAAGTATGGGAAGACACCAGCGTTATTTCTGGTGGGGATGGCTCCGCCGGGTTCAAGTACCCCGACGGCCCACAACCGTGGGACAACTCGCCGGACAAGATGCATGGAAAGAGTCGAGCCGATGCAAACTCCTCTTGAATCCACTGTAGTAAAAACTATCCTGAATGGCCTTCGCTCCTATGGGGCAAAGGCCATCAAGATTCACGTTGACGGCTATGTTGAAGAAGGCACCCCCGACATCTTCGCCTGTCTAAATGGCTGGATGTTTGCCATTGAGGTAAAGCGACCAGACGACAAGGAACACCCGACCAAGAAGCAGCAATACGAATTGGCAGCGTGGGAAGAAGCCGGGGCTGTTGTTGGCGTAGCCCGAGGATGGCCCGACGTAGAGCGACTTATTCGACCTGCCCTTCGGAGCCCACGGGTAACCCGGGAGAGCCCCGGACCGATATACGGGGCTGTAGAGATCCCTCCTATTTCTCAGTGTCCAACGGAGAGGCTTCCGTGAGTTTTCAGACCGTAATAGCTGACCCGCCTTGGCCTATCGGGGACAACCTGTCTTGGGGTGGAGCCCGGGAAACCCGACGCGTTCTATTTTAATAGTGGAATCGCTATCCCCCGGCCCCTACTTGGAGCTATTTGCCCGGACAGAGCGCCCCGGGTGGGTCTGTATTGGAAACGAAATATATTGACACCCACCAACCGGGGTGTTTTAATAAAAGAGTACCGGGGGACACGCCCGGACGCGGAGTGCAAACAAAATGGCAAAGCTGGTTCTCATCAACACCGTCAACAGCGCCAAACTCAGCAAGGGCAACAACGGATTCGCCGTTCACGCCGCCGATTGCGCAGACTTGGCAAAGGCGCTCAAGACTCTTGGTGTCCACAAGGGCACCGAAGCCGACACTCTCGACGAACTGGCCAAGGCATTTAACGACGACATGGTTGCTGGTGGATTCGAGCCGGGTGAGTGGGATTTTGACCGCGACGTGAAGTTGTTTGCTTGTGCCACGACTACCGTCACCAAGCGAGCCAAGCCTAACATGGCCAAACTTTCCGAGTCTCCTTGCTGTAACCTGTTCCCCCACGAGCGCACCTGCCTTTCCGCCCTTCGGGCAGCTAACAAGGCCGCTCGCGCCAAAGCAATTGTCCCGCCCGTCAACGAAATCAACGAAGTCGTTCCGGGGCGTTGCCGCTGCGGTTGCGGTGCCGCCGTCGACAGCAAGCGCAACTTCCGCCAAGGGCACGACCAGCGACTCGTCGGCCTACTCCGCAAGGGTACGGTTCCGGCAGAGGCCAAGGGCGCTTTCCTTCTCACCTTCCACAACGGCGAATTCGCGAGGCTGGTGTCCTAATGAAAACAGGATGGGGTCGGTCGTGTCGGTGGACTTCCATCAGTGAAGCCATCCGGGCTGCACAAAACAGCGCAGCCCGGGGAGGTCGCCCCCGTGCAGTGAGTCGCTCTCGGAGAGGTGGCTTCACGCTTAGCTGGACCGACATTCTCTGCTGGGTAGACGCCTCTGGTACCGTCACCCACCAACGCCCGAAAGGATACTGAGGTAAGTGGCGCGATGAAAATCACCAGACGCAAACTTCTGGGGGTGTCCAACTATGCTGTTTACCACGGAATGGAACTCATCGGCTCTGCATGTATGACTGGCAGGTGGGCGTTGCCGATACTCTCCGGTCTTGTGTCGACAGCATCCGCTACGCTGCTCTTGGTCCCAGTCATCTGTAGTGGCTCCGGAGCCTTCCCCGTACTCTCGGAGAAAGCATGAGCTATATCTGTAGCCATCCGATAGCTTCCGTGTTAGGAGAGCTTTCCCGTGAACTTCCGTGAGTATCCTCCGCCTCTATGGCCACACCAAGCTGAAGCCTTGTACCAAGCAACCGCGCACCCGGGGTTCATGCTGGCCATGGACATGGCCACCGGGAAATCGCGAGTGGCTGTCGACTGGATACAGAGAGTCGGAGCCAAGCGCGTCTTGTTAGTAGCTTCTGCTAATGTGGTGTCCGTGTGGCCGGATCAGTTTGAGCAGTGGGCTCCCGGGGCACACCGAGTAATTGTCCTCGCCGGGACCAACAAGCAACAAACCATGCGAATGTTGGCTGACTCCGATCCGGGCGTTTTCATTGTGACCTATGGCACGGTTTGGCGCAATCCGATGAAGGATTTCCTGTTCGATAACCGAGAAACCCATATTGACGCCGCCATCCTAGACGAAAGTCACCGCATCAAGTCGGCGGGGTCAAAGGTCTCGAAATTCTTTGCCGCGTTCGGTAGGAGACTAGAGCATCGACTGTGTTTGACCGGCACGCCCGCCCCCAACTCCCGGCTCGACCTGTACGGACAATTCCGATTCCTCGACCCTACGGTATTCGGCACGAATTACAACCGTTTCGCGAACAAATATGCTGTGTTCGGTGGGTTCGAGAAGCGTCAACTCCTGTTTTATCGGGAAGAGATGGAAGCCGACATGCGTAACCGCTTCTATTCCCTGTCTTATCGAGTCAAGCTCGACGATGTACTCGACGTCCCGCCCTACGTGCCTACGGTCATACGTAGCTTCCAACTAGGGAAAGAGGCATTCCGGGTGTACAAAGAAATGGAAAAAGATTCGTTGGCGGACCTACAGGGAGCAACCGCTGTTGCGGGTAGTATCTTGACCAAGATGCTCCGGCTCCAACAGGTAACGTCGGGGTTCATTCCAGACGATACTGGAAAGGTGCATCAAGTCGATACCGGGAAAATCAACGCGTTCAAAGACCTACTGGAAGACCTATCCCCGGACAAAAAGGTCGTGGTATTTTGCCTGTTTGTTCATGACATCGCCGCTGTCAAAGCAGCTGTAACGGCTTCTGGTCGGAAAGTCGCTGAGCTATCCGGAAAGATAAAGGAACTAGACGGCCCGCGATTCCCCGAGTGGGCCGACGTGCTGGTAGTCCAACAACAAAGCGGGTCTGAGGGCATCGACTTAACTGCCGCCCGGTACTGTGTCTTTTATTCGCTGGGTTACAGTAGGGGAGTTTACGACCAATGTCGTGCCCGGTTACGTCGCCCCGGACAGACTCGCCCGGTCGCTACCATCCACATCAACGCCACCAAAACAGTGGATACTCGCATCTCCAAAGTGATCGACACCAAAGGCGACCTAATTCGAGCACTGCTAGACAAATGACCCCGGGTTACGGCACCAAACGCAACCCGGGGTCAAAAGCTGTCGCCCCGGGCTGGAGAGATGGAGGAGCCCCGGGCGGAGCTTACGTCATGTCGCCGGGGTCCCGCGTCGCCGCAGAATTACCCGACGCTCGCCACTTGCTTACGTCACTAGCGCCTTGCGATATTTGGTGGACAAAACCATTTCCACTGATAAACGCCATAGTGTCTCGTACCGGCGTCCAATCCAAAGCCCCGGGGTGGCCAGTAAGCGCCAACACCGTGCTAGCTGTGAGAAACGCCACCAACGCCACTACAAGGAAAACCCCGACAAGTACCATGCCGGTCCACTTGCGGGAAGACTTGAGGACGTCCGGTACCGGCATCTCTAAACCCCCGGGTCTGGGATTTTCTTCTTGCCAATTAACGAAATCCATCGTATACCGAGCGCTGGCAACAGAAACGCCGCGACTTCTTCCCATGGGCTCGCAACAGAAGACACACCAGCGGCGACAACTTCAAGCCAGAACTCCTGATTACCGAGCAGCGTAGGACAGTGTACCGTGTTGGTGCCCCCGGGCACCGTACACGTCTCGCCGCCGACAGTTGCCAGCAGTCTCATCGGTCCACTCAACGTAAGAAAGAGCAAACCAACTACGACCGATAAGACAAGGGATCGCTGTATAGTCATCTAACCGGGGCCATTAGCCGGGAGAATCGATTCGAGCCAAGGCAACGCCCGCTTTAGTCCAGCGCCGACAATGGCAAAACCGGCTGCAATTGCCCACGCCCCCCAGTCAGAAATGGGTGACAAGCTGGCGTCAAGAAAGAGTTGAATTGCCATACCGAGGCCCCCTGCCACAAAGGCCACAATTGTGTAGATGACCGCTGTCCGGATGCTCATTAGATACCTCCGATTTTGTCGATGATCTTCTTCTGCGCGACTTGCGTTCGACGCAGCCCGAGCGGAAAGCTGAATTCACGGAGTTTACAGTACGTAAACGCAAGTGGCCCTGTCAAGGTGATAACATCTTCGTCCCGGGCCGTTCCCTCTTGGACAATCGGAGTACCCGAAGGGAAACACTCCTCTGTTCCCGGGTAACACACCGCATCGACGCCGTATTCGCCAAGGAGCTTGCGGATTGACGCCGTGTCTTCTTCGATCTTCTGCAGTCGGTCCATTTCTTCCTCCGAGAGTACAAGCGGGAGCGGGTCGCGTGAGTGTGCGATGTCGAGCGGGAATGTCGGGCTATCCGACAACTGCCAGTGGAGATGGTCAAGGTATTGGCCGAGGAATGCCCCCTCATGACCGGTCAGGCCAAGATGTTCCCCGGCTTCTACCCTCTGCCCTAGCCGGACGTAGGACGCCGAGCCGTGGGCAAACATCGAGAAGCGAAAAGCGTCCGATACGTGATCGTGTTCGAGGCAAACCGCATACCTGCCGAACGTCCCATCGTTGGTAGGCCGGACCACAACACCTGGGGCTGGTGCCCGGTAGAGATTCCCGGCTGCGATGTCGTAGTCAATACCTCGATGTTGGTACGGAGGTGTACCAGAATACCACTGTGCAAAGCGCCCCGAGTAGGGAGCTTGCACCGGCTCACAGTAAAAAACCAGCTGATCTACCATCCCGGAACCACCTGCTGGAAGAAGTCGATTGCGTGATGGAATTCGCTTAGAGCGAATAGAGTAGCACCAACAACTGTTCCGGCAACGAAAATCACTGCCGCCACGGCGGCGAGAACAACAGGATGTACGACGTTGTTAACTACCGCAGTACCTAACCGTTTTTCGTCCGCAACGCGTCGACTATAACCAGAGATATCCGCTGCCTCTACGTCTTTTCCGTGTTGTATCGAGTCACAAAATGCCCGCTGCTCTCGAAGCCCCGCCAAAGCTTCTCTTACGCCGCCGTTCTGAACGTCGACTCGCGATGTTAGCGCGGCCAAATTGTTATCTGTTTTCTCGAAGTGCAAGTCAGTTTCACGCATCCACTTTACACTGTCATCGAGCCGACCCGCGATGTGTTCTACTTGATGCTGTATCGTGGTAAACATGGACTCGATCAGAACTACCGCCACCGTACCTTCTTCTGCCATCCTTAGAACACCGACGCCAAAACAATCAAGGTATGCTCCTCCACCGCGTTTACGGTTCCAGTAACGCCGTGCCACAGAATAGACCAAACTCCGCTATCGTCAAGTAAAATATCACAGTGATAATTGCCGGTGCTGTCGTTAACGACGGTACCGACTACCTCAACCCCGTTTGGTTGCTCGATGGTACAGGTTACCGAGTCCGGGTTAGCTAGCACACCAGCCGAATTACGGAAAACGGCTGAACTGCGCAGAGTCCCGCCTTTGGTGTATTCCGCCATCAGATTACCTCCGCGTCGGTGCTGGTAACTGTCCCCAGTAATGTATCAGATGATAGCACGGAACTCAATGGGGTGTCTGACGCTAACGCCGACCCCAAAAGAGCATCCGACACAGACAACCCGGGTGTACCCAGTGCCAGAGGAGCGCCCACTTTCGCCCAGTAATGTGCTGCCCAGTAACGTGCTGCCCAGTGACGTGCTGCCCACATTTACGTAAGATCCAATGTTACGTCGATTCGGTTCCCGTCCGCGTCGACAGTTGCAGCTATCCGATTGACGGTGTCGGCCAAGTCTCGGAGAGCCATAGCTGTCGTCCCGGCCCCCGATACCTTCCCGGCGTTTGCTGCGTTTCCAATCCGGAGCGACTGGATCAGGGTAATGGTCCCTTCGATTACGAGTGCCCCAACCGCATTTGCTGCCTGTGTAGCGCTCAAGTTGTTCAGAGCCGCAATCGCGGCAAGGATAGCGTCGTCACCCGAGGCAAACCCAGCGTCCATCTCCGCCTTGGTAGGCGGATCGTAAGCAGCGAGTGCCGCAGCAATGTCCCCGGTGGCTGCAGGTGCTACAGGCAGGTTGTCGGTTTTGGCCTTGATTGCGGCGATCTCGGTGTCGAGGTAGCCCGCGATCGCCCCGATCGTCGCGTTATCAGGAGCCACGTAGCCCGCCGCCGCCAGCCGCGAAGATATCGCCGCGTCGATGCGCGCCAGTTCGGTGGCCAGTTCCGTTCGTACCTGTGAGGCGATGGTCGAAGCAGAGGGAATGGCCGCTTCGACAGCACTCTGATCGGCGGGGTCGATGGGCAAATTGTCCGTCTTCGCCTTGATGGCTCCTACCTCGGTGTCGATGTAGCCAACAATGACGGCGAGCGTAGCAGGAATGTCCGTACCGGTGTCACCCTCAATCACCGCCGTCTGCGCCTTGACAGCAGCAACGTCCGCAGCGAGACTTGCGCCCGCTGGCGCTCCGAGCTTTGGCTGCATATCGGCGGTATCAGCGAGGATGGCATCGAGGTCAAGCCCTCCCGCATCCGAAACCGGAAGCCCCCCGGCTGCGTCCGCAGCAGCAGCAGGTAGCGCGGTACCGGCGAGGCCGCGCGTGGCGCTCCAAGCACTTTCGATCAACGCGTCGTTGAGGCCAGCAGCACGGAAGCCGATGATCGGCCCGCGCCACGGAAGCACGCCGGTCGCCATGCCAGTAAACCAGCCGAAGCCCTCAGTGTCGTTGTTGATGGAGGCCCCGCCCGAAGCGGGAATCTCGATCGTGTAGACGCCGTCACCTTGATGCGTCCAGTCATAATTGCCCCCGGTAGTCGGGGTGACAACTGTCTGGGTAAAGGCACCGGCAGCAGTAACGAAGTTCCAGACGAGGTCCATGCCCGCAGCGTTGTAGGCGACTGCGGTTTCGCGCGTCTTGAAGTCGGTGTCATCAAGGAGAGGCAGGATGTTTACCGGCACCTCCGCCAACGCCGCGTCGACATCCATCCACAGGTCAGGCATAGCTAGTCCTCCTCATTGCTGCACATAGGCGTAGGTCGGTTTGCCGCCTCCGCCACCCCCCGCCGCATGTGTCACCGCCAGCACCGGGCGGTACCCCGCCGTCGCGTGGTCCTGTGAGGCGATGGAGATGTACTCGTTCCCTGTCGGCGTGGTGTTGCTGTAGTCTCGGCTCGACCGCAGAGAAAAGTAGGTATACCCGGTCTTGTTCACATACCCCGGCGTCAGGTCCGCCGACGTGTATTGCGTGTTGGGAGACATCCCGCTTGTGTTGCGCCACACGGCGGCAGTTGCACCAGCAAGACAGTTGTCAAAGAATGCCTCACGCGTACCAGTAGCTAACGGGTCTTGCGCGCTCCAATCCTGCTCCACAATCTGCACGTCGAGATCGGTGTCGGAGTAATCATAGACGCAGACAAGTTTGAGCGCGTCCTGCGAAACGTCATCCCCGTCCGGGACGCCACTCGTGTCGATCTTTAACCCGGCGCGATTCACATAGTAGACATGATAGCCCTTGCCGTCGTCGTAAAAACGCTGCCCTAGATCCAAGTAGGGGAAGCTATTGGAATACGCGACAGACATATTACGCGCGGTTGAATAAAGCCAGCCCTGACCTTGCACATGCCCGTCCGCCGTGGTGTCGCTGTAGTCCGGGTCAATCGTCACCGGGTAGATAGCCGTGTCGAGCACGCTCACCGAGACGCCCGTGAGCATCCAGCGCACGCCTTGCCCGTCCGTCCTCATCAGACGCCGCACAGGGAGGTCATTGCGCTTGCCGCTCTTGAGTACTTTCGAGTCCCACGCCTCTGGAGGCAGATGGTGGA